CTGGAAAAGACTTCCAAGCAATGCAGAAGAAGTCGTGTGGAATTCTGTTGAGGCTTTAACTGCTATATATGGTGATATTTTTGTGCCCTCTGATAGAGATACTCCAACAATTCGTCGTGTTCGCGAAGAAATACACTTGACTATACAAATTAATTTTGAACATCCAGCAATTTCTGGCGGTTCGTATATGGCTTTCCCAGATGAGTATCAGGAAGCACTTCAAAAAATTGATTCACAAATCGATGACAGAAGAGATGAATTTGAAGCAATTTTGATTGAATACTTTAGAAGAGAAGGTCAAATGGAAGGCGGTGCCTATGTTAATTTAGCAATGCAAATTGAAGACAGAGATTTAACATCATATGAATGGGATTTAGAAACTGACGGAGATTACTACGACTCATACGAATCCACTGCTCGTCATACTTTTTATTATGATCCTGAAGAATTTGGTGTTAGTCTCGATGTGTTAAAACAAATCACAGATTCTCGCGACTTTAGAATTGAATTAAGAAGACAAATGTTAGAAGAACCGAGAAAAGCCGAGAATACCCAATATTATCTGCAAATGAATGCACAAACTGTGGAGACGGGTGGGAAGGTTAGATTTATCACTATATTCTCGATAAATCTTGATGAGCCTGATATTATGGTTGGGCTTTTTCAAGAACTTGTAGAGGGTGCTATGGACGATGAAGACAACCTTGATGTTGTCTACAGGAGAGTGATGGCTCAAGCAGTCAAAGCAAGACAACCTGCATCGATGCAAACAAATGAATCATTAGTCAACAATTGGAAGAACTATTTAAGAACATGAAACTCCTACTTGAAAATTGGCGAGAGTATTTGAATGAAGATAAGTCTTCCCATTATCATTCTAATCCACCAAGCGAGGAAATAAAACAGATTATTACCGATAACGACGAGACGGTTGTCTCTTTTTGCCGAATACCCGGCAATTGTCAGGATGAAAGTTATGCGTGGGCTAAGGTTTTCAGAGATGGTGGAATTGATGTAGAGATTCACCACGGAATGTATAAAAACCAAGGGCACACTTGGCTCGTTATTGATGGAGACATTTTTGACCCAACCGCACGACAATTTGAAGACTTCCCAAATATGGACGAATTTGAATATTCGACGCACGAGGTAGAAGACTAAAATGAAACTCCTACTTGAAAATTGGCGAAAGTATTTAAATGAAGTAGTGGATGATGTATTCACGGGAAACTGTGGTATGTTTGGTATTGCCTTGGCTGAAGAAGCCCAAAGAAGGGGTATTGATGCAGCATTAGTATTTGCACATAACGCTGATACAGATGAAGAAATGGTCTCCGGAGACTATAATATTTACCATGTAGCCCTAAAGATCGGAGACAAGTATTATGATGGGAGAGGGAAAATCCCATTTGAAGAATTAGTATCATTTATGTTCGAGGAACCAGAAGATATGAATGTTGATGCTTTTAATCTTGCAAACCTAGACCAGATGAAAAGTGCTATTCGTCGTAATACGGCTTGGAGTGCGACCTGCAAGGATTTCAAAGAAAAGGCAAAACAATTTTTAGATCAAATGGGGTATACAAATGAAACTCCTATTTGAAAATTGGCGAAAGTATTTAAATGAAGTCGGTGGACTGGATACAACATGGAACGATCTTCATATTAATGATCTTTTCAAAATCACAGGTAAAAGTTGCAACGAAGGCATAGAATGTAAGGAAATGCCAGCCTCTGAATTAGAACAAAAGATTAAAGATAAGAAATCTCTTGAAAATATTAAAAAACACTTAGATCCCGAAAGATTAGAAACTGCTGATTACTCATTTCCATTAATTGTTATAGTTGATAATGGCGAATATCAATATATTCTTGATGGCAATCATCGCTTGGCAGTAGCATTAGCAGCAGAAGAAAAAGGCAAAGATGCAATCGTAAAAGTTAAAGAATTAGACAATGATGAGTTTGAAGAATTACTTGGAGATTACTTGGAGACACACAATGAAACACCTACTTGAAAATGTAACCGAAGAAGAATTAAAAGAAATTATCTCTAAAGAAATAGAAGAAACTCTAGTTCTTGTTGAAAAATGCTGGAAAGGTTACGAGAAAAAAGGCATGAAAAAGATGTTCGGTAAAATGTATCCAAACTGTGTTAAGAAAAAGAAAGGTAAAAAACGCAAGAAGCGTAAAAACGAACAAGTCGAAATGGATGAAATTGGTCGCTCAAACAGATATGACCCACGTAACTACGTCGGTCGTGACCAGGGACGTCGTTTTACTCATGGATCCGATGGTAAAAGACCACCGGTGGGTCTTTATGGCGAAGAACAAGAAATTGCAGAAGCGGATCCTAAAAAGGGAAGTGGGAAGAAACCTAAAGGCTCCGGTAGGAGATTATATACCGATGAGGATCCCAGTGATACGGTATCAGTGAAATTTTCTACTGTACAGGATATCAAAGATACACTCTCTAAAGCATCTTTTAAATCAAAATCTCACAAGCGTCAATCACAAATCATAAATCTAATTCATCAGCGGGCCCGGGCCGCATATCAAAATGCGAAAGATCCCAAAGTGAAAGCAAGGCTAAAGAAATCTTACGATTACGCAAAAAAGCGTAAAGAAGCATCGAAGCGTAAAACAAAAAGAATGAATAAGGGTAAAAAAGATGAGTAATTACATGAAGGATCCAGAATATCTTTTTTCTGTTCTGGCCGTTATAGTAAAAAAGAACGGTGGAATTTTAAAACTAACCGAAGAGGAAATTTCTGCTGTTTCAAAAAATGATATGATCGGTATGTATTATGAGCCGGAGACAAATTCTATTATATTTAAAGAAGTAAGCCCGGCCGATGCTATTCAGGCATCCAACATAATTAAAGAAAGAAAGTCTGATCTTGATAAGTATGAAAATTAATCTTACGGTGTTTTATGTACGAATACAATGCTAAATTAGTCCGAGTTATTGATGGAGACACAATTGATGCGCTAATTGATCTGGGTTTTGATGTTTGGATAAAGAAGCGCATTCGATTATATGGTATTAACACACCGGAAGTGCGTACTAGAGACCTTGAAGAAAAGAAAGCGGGTATTCTTGCCAAGGAAAGGCTAGAAGAGATTCTAGACGGTGTAGAGGGTAATTTTATATTACTTTCAAAAGGAATTGGTAAATACGGAAGATGTCTTGGCGAACTACTTATTGGTGAATTTGGTGAGTTTCATGTAAACAATCAATTATTACATGAGGGTCACGCGGAGAAATACGAATGAAAAAATTAATGGAAAGTTGGAGAATTTTTATACTTGAAGCGAAGGCTTTAATCTGCCCACCAGCAACTCAAGACTTAGAGTTAAACACGAGAAACAGAGATGCCGCTATAAAGGCTGAATATATAAAGTATGGTCCTCTTAATGTGGAGGAGCCCGGAGATTATTGGGAAGATATTGCTGAGTATTGGGACACAACTGTTGAGGCTGCTCGGGCTTCCAACTGTGGTGTCTGCACTGCTTTTGACATTTCTCCTCGTATGAAAGATTGCATGCCCGGCGAAACATCTGACGAAGATGGGGAACTTGGTTATTGTTGGATGCATCATTTTAAGTGCCATTCAGCGCGCGCATGTAGGACATGGGCCAAGGGTGGACCAATCGAAGAAAACGATGTGTCTGCCGAATGGCAAGAGCGTTCAAACATTGAGGGCAATGAAGAGTGACCGACGCGGGAAACGGATGGGAAACCTACGGTAAACTAGTGTTACAGCAACTTGAGTCTATGTCTACTGGTATTGAAGGCCTAAGAATGGAGTTGCAGCATGTCAAAGAGCAGTTGACTGAACTTAAGGCTAAGGAAGATCGAGTGCAAGATTTAAAAAATTGGAAAGAAAAGATGGATGACATTGCATCCCCGCCACAATTGAAAAGCGCTTTCGACGACATAGAAGAATTAAAAACGTTTAAAACAAAAGCAATTGCCATTTTTATGGCAGTGCAAGCAATGATGGGAATGGCCATGGCTTGGTCAAAGATGTTTTAACATGGCTGATCTTGAAGAACAAAAAAGATTAGTAAAACAAATAGTAAGGCAATTGAATGGTGACGTTGATGAAAACGTTGAATTAGTGCCTGAGTGTATCTTGATAGGTACTGGCTACACATTCTGTTTTCAGCCATCAAGTAAGTCTTTTATAAAAATATACAGAAATCAGAAAGTTTATATTATTGATGAGGTTGAGGATAAAAATAAATTTTTAGTTTACACATCTTGTGGTAAACTAGTACATATTGATACTAAGCAAATATATTTCTCGGACTTTGACTGATGTTATTTACATTTAATAAATTTTGGAAAACATTACTTTTTGTATGTGGTTCATGGCTCTCACTTTCTTTTATTGGGTTTGAATTTACCGCTGTCACATTATTGTCACTAATTATTGCTACAAATTTCAGTTCCACACACAGACATATCTAATAATTTATCTATATATTGTGTGGGGATTCAAAATAAAAAATATTATCGTTTCGACGGTGAGAAGTCCGTATCTTCTTCAAGTATGATTCTTGTAAAATGGATTGAAGGCGATACAATACAAATAAGCAATCCAATTAAAGACCATAACAAAGCATTAAATAAATGTCACTCATATTTACAGAAAGGCATATGCTCTTGGATGGTTTATTACGATGGATGAAAAAGGACCTTTTGGTTCAATTTTAGCAAAAGATTTTGAAATTGGTGATATTGTTAAGTGGTCTAAATGGGACTCTGATATCGAAGAATGGGTATCAAACTACGGTATACTAATGGAAATACAAACTAAAACAATGCACGACAGAATTGTTTCCATCTCCATTGTCAAACCACTAAATCAAAACGATGGCTCATTGATTGAACTGTTTACAATGTACTTAGAGTCAGTGGTAGCGAACAAAAAAACAAATGATTAGTTAGTGTTGCCAACTATTTAAACTATAATGAATGACGTATTGAAAAGTTTAATTAATAAATTCATGCCTTTTGCACAAAAGCAAATTGGTTTTGAAAGGCCACCTAGATTGTTTTTACGCACCGATGCTGAAAACGCTAAAAACCCCCTTGGTAGAACTGCCCATTATGATCCTAATGAAATGTCGGTTACATTGTATATTACCGGACGACACCCTAAAGACATCCTCAGGTCGTTAGGCCATGAGTTAGTGCACCACAAGCAAAATATTGATGGAGAATTTACCGGAGAATGTGATACAGGCCCGGGGTATGCACAAAAAGATCCGCATCTTAGACGCATGGAACAAGACGCAAATCGCGATGGAAGTATGTGTTTAAGAGATTTTGAGGATATGTTAAAGAAAGAAAACACTATTTATTACGAACATCTACAAAAAGGAGATAAAAAGATGTCTACAAAAGATTGGAAAAATGAAGAAATCCGCACCATCCTTGCAGAAGCATGGGGATTTAAGTTTAATACTCTCGAAGAGTTTGATGCTTTTAATGGTGAAGGCGAATTGCAAGCCGAAGGCGAAGAAGAAATCGAAGAGGCTGATGCAGTTCCACAGACACCAACTGATGCTGGCCGGAAGCCTGGTGAAGACCCTACAGGGGATGAAACCAAAAATCTTGGTATGGAAGAGGCAGTCAACGAAGAAGACGAAACCCTTGAAGAAGAGGAAGAAATCGAAGAAGCCGACGATAAAGACAAAAAAGGCAAAAAACCAAAAGTTAAAATGGTTCACAAAGACAAAGTGCCTGACGGTGCTGAAGTTGTTGTTGATGATGGACCGGGACCACTTGTTGGGATCGCTGCTGAAAGTCGTCAAGAATTAGAAGAAGCAATTACTGCACTTCTTCGTAAACACTTACGAGGCTAATATAATGTCGCGTAAATACAAAAGTTGAAATTAAAAAAAGCAGAAACAAGTTTATACAAAAACTTTTATTATTATATTCAAAAGAGGAACAACCAATGTCATTAGACAAAGCGTGGAGAGATTTCTTAAACGAGAGTGTAGATGAAAAAACCATCTTTACCTATATTCAAGGTCTCCAAGAAATTATTTCCAATCTAAAACCTAGAACACTAACTGAAAAGCGTAGAATGCAGTTGGCAAAACAGCATCTGCGTGAAGTTAAGAGATTCGCACGCAAGTTGCATAGTGACATTGGTGTTCTTCAAGAAAAACTCAGTATATTAGAAGAGTCTGTAGGAGACGAATAATGGCTAAGGCCAATACCCATCTTACTCACCTTGAAGAGTTGGTGTTAACTCAGGGCCCAGAAGGCTATAACAAGGCTAGAGGGTTCCTTCTGTCGCTTTTAAAGACTTTGAAAGGTAACACCTCATCTAAAGTTCAAACGTCCGTCAAATGGGACGGAGCACCTGCTATTTTTGCTGGTATTAATCCTGAGAATGGTAAGTTCTTTGTTGGCACAAAATCAATCTTCAATAAAGTACCAAAAATAAACTATACAAAAGAAGACATAATTAAAAATCACGGGCATGCACCGGGACTTGTTGACAAGTTAACCAAAGCATTGCAATACTTACCAGCCTTGAAGATTAAAAACATTCTTCAGGGCGATTTTATGTTCGATGATGAAATGATCAGGAAAACCGAAATAGATGGTGAGCCACACTATACATTTAAACCCAACACTATTGTTTATGCAGCGCCGGTAGACTCAGACTTTGGAAGACAAATCGAGCAAGCCAAGTTTGGTATTGTATTCCATACAACATATGACAGTCTGGATGGTGGTGCTAGTTTTGGTGCCGATGTGTCTGGTCTCAAGAAAGCACCGGGTGTATGGTTTGACGATGCATTTTTTACAGATGACACCGGTGTTGTAACTTTAACAGATGATGAAGAAGCCAAGATAGTTGAACTGGTAAACCAAGCGGATGCAGTGAACGAAAAGATTAATTACGACGATTTGCCATTTGCATTTTTAAATATTTATATAAACAGTGAAATTAAAGCCGGCGCCTTTCTTGAGAACCCGCAAGAATCATTTGAAGGTTTCATAAACTGGTATTCTAGTAGAGTTAAGAAAAAAGTTGACAGCCTGAAGAGCGACAAAGGTAAACAGAAGGCAACCCAGAACGCTCAACAAACAATACAGGCTTTTAATGAAAAAAGAGAAGATATTATCAATATCTTTATAGTGAGCCGATTACTGTTCGAAGCAAAAAACATCTTTATTCAAAAATATAACAATGCTGTTTACAATACTAAGCATTTTGTTGATGATGGGTCGGGAGACTTGGTGGCCAGCAACCCAGAGGGCTATGTGGCTGTTGATCGTAAAGGTAACGGCATCAAATTTGTGGATCGCTTAGAGTTCAGTAGGGCTAACTTTGCTGTTGATAAGGGCGCTAAATTTACTGGTGATATTAATGAGCAAGATGATGATTTTGATATTGATGACGAATCTGATGATCCTGTAGTTGACCAAGAATACTCTAAAACTATAGCAATTGTTCCGGGTGCTTTTAAGCCACCACATTTAGGTCATGCTGATATGGTCAGAAAATATGCTAAGATTGCTGATGAAGTCAAAGTCTTGATATCGAAACCTACCGTCAAAGGAAGAACTTTGCCAAATGGTCGTGAGATTACTGCCGAGGATTCTTTAAAAATCTGGGATTTATTAATTGGCGATTTACCGAATGTTGATGTTTCGATCTCAACACACGCATCACCAATCAACGCTGCGTATGAATACGTAGGTGATGAAGGGCCCATAAATGTCGGAGATAAGGTAATCCTAGGCTGCAGTGAGAAAGATTGTGATTGGAAGCGCTGGACTGGTGCTGAAAAGTATATCAAGGACGGAGTAAAACTGCTTACTCCTATGGGTACTGCAGTGACGCCTATGCAGAGAGCGAATGATTTACCATATAGTGCAACTGATTTTAGAGCGGCGCTTGGAAACCCTGATAATCGAGCAGAAATTGCTGAGTTTGTTGGAGACGAAAATGTCGATGCGGTACTAAAAATATTAGATTTGAAGTCTGTTGATGAATTATCTTCGGGTGCCGGTGGTTCTGCAGGAGGGTTTAGCAGTCGTGTCCCTTTGCGATATGGGTCGGATGATGACCCTGAAAATACCAACGAAATAAAAACAATTAAACAAGGTGAAAATATAGATTTAAGTTTGATTGATGAAGTTATTAAACTAATTATGGAGAGAGGCATTACACAATGAACCCTAATGAAGAAAAAACCCTTAGAGAAAGTATAAGACTTGCGATTCGCGTTGTCAAACAGAAACGTCAAAATATTGTCAATGAACAAGAACAAAAGTTGCGTGAAATCATCCGCGGCTTTATGAATCATGAGATAGGTGTTATCAATGAGAAAGGGGCCGATATGGATCCTACGCCTAACAAATCTACAGGTATTAATGTTTTAGAACAGTTGCTTAAGAAGATTGTTCCAATTTTAGAAGAAGATTATAAAACCTTGACAACAAATATGGAACAGAGAGAATCATACAGAGCGCACATTGTTAACGCGGTAGTCAACACACTGACACCTGCAAAGATTAACACTCATGCTAGCGATGAAAAGCCTTTGGGTCTAGACGAATTAGACGAGGATATTGACGAGGTTATTGATATAAATGTTGGGCGTACTGCTGATGATGATAAGTTTATTGATATTCGCTCACCTGCCGAGAAATCGGAAGATGACGACGAAGCGCAAGAGGATCCCATGGATTCGTTCGGAAAAGGTGTCGAAGGTGACGAGACGGGGCGTAACATGGCGTACCAATCATATAAAAAAATAGAAACAAACATTGTGGACGCCTACGAGTTATTATCTGATCCTGAAGATCAAGAACTATTCTATGACTATATCATTGCTAACTTAAAGTTATACTTTAATAAATTTGAAGAAGAACTGGATCCTGAAGTTTCTGAGCCTTCAAACAAAGCCTATGATATGGCCCAAGATGATCAACAAAATCAAGATGATGGCGAAAAATCAAGTGATGATTTAGAATTAGATTTGTAATTTTTTGAATAAAAAACTTGACAAATTTTACAATAAGCGTTACACTTTGTTTGTGACAATCACTTCTGACAGATGACTATCACGTGTGCTTATCACTGATATAATATATGAAAGTAAATACATTATCAAGTATATCAACTATTACAAAGTTAAAAGATCAAGATATAGTAAATGATCAATTGCTAGTGTGCATTAACAGACTTAAATTAGAAGAACTGATAGCAATAAAATTAGAATTATCCTCTCAGCATGTGAATAACAGACTTTATGGTCTTGACATTTGGAGAAGAACGTCATATATTGTCAGAGACGGAATACTGAAATTTTCTCTATCTGTTTCGAAATCTAAAAAAGATGCGGCTAGATTTTTAGGTCTCAGTTACGTTGAGTTTATGAAGCATATCAGAGAATTTAAAACTAACGAATATTTTAAGGAAAATGAAAATGATTAAGTTATTATTATCAATAATGGCATGTGGCTCAGCAGAATTAAATGTTGGGAAAGCCAAAGACACCCAAGAAGCAACGATCACAGTGCCAACAGAGTTTGGTGTTATTGCAGCCCCTGATTGCAGTCAATTTCAAGAGGGCGACATGGCTTGCAACGTTGTCTTGTATGATCAAGATATGATACCATGGCAGTTGTATGACCACAAAAATAAAATAGTAGTCTTAGATTTCTCAGCCAGTTGGTGTCCACCATGTCAAGTATCTGGCCAGTTTATTCAGCCTATTCAAGATGACTACGGCGAAGATTTGGTGTTTGCCACTCTGTTAATTGATGGTTATACTGCCGGCCTTGCGCCGACTGATGATGAATTGATTGATTGGGTGGAAGGCCATGGTATTACCTCAGCACCTGTTTTGCATGCTAGCAGAGATTTAGTATTCGATCCTACAGGCACTGGTATTGAGGGATATGTTATCCAAGGTTTCCCAACTTATGTCTATATTGGAAGAGACGGATTGATTGCGCGCATGCATACTGGTTTTAATGATACATATGTAAGAAGCATTATTGATGGATTAAAATAATGTGGAAAATTTTTAAGTATGATGGTAAATATATTCAAGGTGAATTGATCAGTAAACACTCTTCAGAAGATGCAGCCTTGAAAGCAGCCAAGAAAAAAATTGGCTTTACGTTCTGTGAAAAACAAAAAGTAGGTAAAGAAACCAGAATATGGTTAGATGATATAAATCATACCCCCATGGGTATAATCGTCAAAAAATCACGGGGATGAAATAGTTTCGACGTGGTATAGATGATAAAGAGTGCAAGTAGGTTAGATACGACCTTAACAGTTCAAAACAATAGTTGCAAATAACAACACACACTTCGAATCACTTCGCTTAGCGGCTTAATTCGCGGGGTTACTTAAAACCTTGATACCCAATTTAAGTTAACAGGTAGAATCCCTGTGAAATAAAAAAATCACAATGGATGCCTTGGTCTGAAGAAGACAAGTGGAGCGTATAATGATAGTAAGCGCGGTTGAGTTATCTATCTATCTTTTCTAATTTGTGACAGTAAATTAGATAAACTTGTGAATGACTTTTTATTTAAAGTATCGCGGACGGCGGGGCAGTACCGCCCATCTCCACCATTTTAAAAACAAACTAATTATAGTAATAGTAAAAGCCCTCACTGCTGTTAAGGAAAACATTATGTTTGAAATTTTTAAGAAAAAAGAAGTCAAAGATTTAACTAAGAGAAATCGTAAAAAGATTACGATCGATGGAATTGAAAGGTCTCTTTGGGATATTAAAGAAGTCTATGATTTACCAACTGAAGAAGTAGAAAAAGTGGTAATTGAAAAAAGAGATTTAGAAACACTAAGAAGCAAAAAATAGTGTTATGATAAATAGATACAAGGTTGACGATATTGTTTTTTATGAGCCTTTTAGAAATGACAAAAACATAATATCTGAACTTTTGAGAAACATTTCTGAGAAATGTGTTATATTAAACGTATATGATGACCTGAATCGATTTTATGATTACGAAATTTGCATTTTAGACACAGGCGAATTTAAAAAAGTAAAAGAACAGGTGCTAACCACAAAGGAGAATTGTAATGACTGAAGAAAAACAACAAGAAAAACCAACAGTAATGGTATCCGGGGGATTTGATCCTGTTCATGTAGGTCACATTCGAATGATTTTAGAAGCCTCCAAGTACGGCGATGTAATTGTTATCGCTAACACAGATCAGTGGCTACACAGAAAAAAAGGCTTTGTCTTTATGGAGTGGGCCCGCCGCGCCGAAATCCTTAACTCCATTAAAGGTGTAGTTTTAGTTGACTCAGTTGACGACAGTGATGGTACTGTATGTGAGGCGATAAGAAGACTGAAACCAAATTATTTTGCTAACGGTGGCGATCGCGGAAAATCAAACACACCAGAGCAGAATGTCTGCGAAGAAATGGGCATTGAATTATTATGGGGTATTGGCGGAGATTATAAAGCAGATGCCTCTTCGGATCTTGTAAACCGGTTCAGAAAACATCAAGATTCTGTTTTATATAACGAAAAAAACGCTGGAAACAAACACTCTGGTCGATAATAAAAAACACAGTATAATATATTACTAGTTAATAATATGAGCGCAGCGAATTTAAATCATAACGAAAAAGCATTAAAGTTAGATTCGTCATACCGCCCAATTGAGATTGTAGATGCTGTCGAAGCGCTAGTATTATGCTTAATTGGTAAAGCACAAGCGATTGAAAACTATAAAACTCAGATTCATTCAGTCTCAAAAAGTTTTGTATTACCGGCTGTCATAGTGTTAAATCGATATGTTAAATTTAATTTTAAAATTGTCTCTGCATCAAGACGAGATATAATAACGAGAGATGAAAACTGCTGTCAATATTGTGGATGTGAGTTTCCAAACGATAAATTGACATTGGACCACATATATCCGAAGAGTAAAGGCGGCCAGAATACATGGAGTAATCTAGTTGCTGCGTGTAAGAAATGTAATCAAAAGAAGGGAGATAGAACTCCCGAACAAGCGAATATGAAATTAATCAATAAACCAACTAAACCCAAATACAGTATTTTGCGAACCGTAGGTAAAAATCAAGTGTCTGATTTGTGGAAAAATTACCTTTGGGAATGTAAAGAAAATGAATGAGAAGTATAAAACTATGATTTGTTATTTGTCAGAAGTGGGCCACAAAAACTTTTTGTATCCCTCTGAATCTACCGCAATCCTTTGTGATGATTGTGAATTAGAAAAATTAAATTACGTTGGTGGCGGACCAAACAAACTGATCGCTGTCAGAGTAAATAATGAGTGTATATCACCTTATAAAATTGGACCAGAGACTTGTGCTATTATAAAAAAAGGTTACTCGGTTGTCTGGATTAATCAGTAAATAATATTTTGCATTTTGTTTGTTGACATGAATGCTTCTGTGGGTTATTATACATTATATAAACAACACTTATTTTGTCTCGTAACTCAGCGGTAGAGTAGTCGGCTGTTAACCGATTTGTCGTGAGTTCAAATCTCACCGAGACAGCCATTCACCATAGGAGAAAATATGTCTATTATAGACAAAATTAAAAAATTAAAATTGGAAGATGACGCTCTGCTGACGCTGACCTTCGAAGAGGGAACAGATGTATTCGTTCACAATGAAACCGAAGTAGAAGATGCAATCAATGAAACTGATGTTATCTCTCGATTTGCCTCTTTGATTGCTGAAACAAAACTTGATGCTCGTAATAATTGGTATGGAAACATTCTCCAGCATTTTAGAGATCAAGATTGGCTTGACGATTATGAGAGGGGAACGTTTGGTTTTGAAGACTTTCTTAGCGAGTTTTTAACTGATAATTTTTACGATCATGAAATGATTGAGTACTCTACTGAAAAGTATGACTACAAGCGCGGTTTTACAACTTTGACCGCTCAAGTGCAAGTGCCTGTTGCTAATTTCATCGAAGTAGATCCAGTCGTTTCTGGATGGACTGTCTCAATTAAAACCGAAGATGGTACCCTAACTTTCGACGCATAGTGCTGTTCTGCTCACTTATTAGCAGAAGGTGGCTGCCGATCCTACGTAGGCAGAGGTTCCGCCGGTTTCCTAAGTTCTAGAGAAAAAACCGGTTTTTTAATGGGGTGAGGCGCCACAGGCAGGCGCATCGGACTGTTACTCCGGATGCTGTTGGTTCGAGTCCAGCCGCCCCAGCCATTTTTTTGAAATTGTAATATATACTATGTGGTGGAAACTGTAGCAGAATTAACAATATTAGCAATGTCAATGTTTCTGGCTGCGTTTTTCTGCTTTCGTGTTTTACTACTACCTGAAGCGTCTTCTAGCGCAATCGAAAAAATAGGTGAAGTCGAAACTATTTTAGAAGAAAATGAATAAGATGCTCGCATAGCACAATTGGTAGTGCGTCTGATTTGTAATCAGAAGGTTGGGGGTTCGAGTCCCTCTGCGAGCACCACTTATTTATAAAGACTTTCAAATGCTGTTACTATATATTGTATAGAAGGCAGGTATGTCAAAGAAAAAGAACTACGTCTTAGATACTAGTGTTTATTTAACTGATGCAGACGCTATATTTAAGTTCGATAACCACGATATTTTTATTCCTCTCAAAGTCTTAGAGGAAGTGGATAATCACAAAAAAAGACAAGATTCAGTCGGTTCAAACGCAAGACAACTGATTCGCACGTTAGACGAATTTAGAACACGCGGTTCTTTAGAGAAAGGCGTTAGGATAGACAAGGGCAAAGGTATACTTAAAGTAATATCTTACTCTCATCTAAATAACATAATATTCCCTCCTGATTTAGATATGAGGCTGCCGGATCACACAATTATTGCAACTGCAAAGACAGTGCAGGCGGCTGTACCAGAGCGAAAAACAATTGTAGTTAGCCGCGATATTAACATGAGAGTTATTTGCGACTCAATTGGTATCCCCTCGGAAGATTTTATATCAGAAAAAGCCGTACGATCATCTGAAGAATTGTATAATGGATTTGTAACACATGCAGTTGACGATCAGGTGATTGACCAATATTACGCCGGCGAAGACGTATATATTGAAGAAGATGAATTCAAAGAGCCATGGCATCCAAATCAGTACGTGATGCTTATATCAAACGCTAATGAAAAAAAGTCTGCATTAGCGAGATACAAAAATTCTTTTGAGCCACTTAAGCAAGTTGTAAATAAAGATATACACGATTGGAATATTAATGCAAGAAATAAAGAACAAGCCTTTGCAATTGACTTGTTGCTAGACCCAGATATCAAAATTGTATCTTTAATCGGCCGTGCTGGCTCTGGGAAGACTTTAATGGCCATCGCTGCAGGGTTACAGCAGACAATCGGTTTAAGAAGCGAGAACAACCATTATGACCGAATGATTGTGTCTCGTCCTGTGCAGCCGTTGGGTAAGGACATAGGTTTTTTACCCGGCACAATGGAAGAGAAAATGTTACCTTGGCTGATGCCAATTCAAGATAACCTTAAATTTCTGATGGGCGACAGGACTTCTCTTGAAATGTACATGGAGAAAGGTAAGATTGAATTAGAGGCTCTGACGTATATTAGAGGTCGATCAATAGCCAATGCTTTTATTGTAATTGACGAAGCACAAAACTTAACCAAACATGAAGTCAAGACAATTATTACTAGGATTGGTGAGGGAACTAAGATTATTCTCACCGGCGACATTGAGCAAATTGACAATGTTTATGTGAATGAAACATCAAACGGTTTAGCGCATGCAATTGAGAAGTTTAAAGAATATCCAATTGCAGGTCATGTCACATTTAGAAAGGGCGAGCGCTCTGAGTTGGCAACCTTGGCTTCTAAGGTTTTATAGTTTACAAAACAGTATTTTTTTGTTATATTATATGCAAGGAGTTACAAATGACAACTAAAAGCGAAGAGCAGGCGCATGAAAGCCCACTACTGGCAATGCCAGTTCAGACTGATTCTGAATTGAAGAGCCATCTTGTTGAGTATGTCGGCACAAAATTTAATAAAGAAGAGGTTACGGTTAACATGATAGCCGAGACATTAGCGCATGAATTCCCTGAGTTCATGATGGCTGTGGCAGAAGAGAACTTTCTTAGAGGATACAAATTAGGATTAGATGATGCTGAAAGATTACATCCAAGAGAAACAGAAACAAATACTTGAATCACAGACAAATTTTTACACACCAAGTGGTATCCATGTCTATTTTCAACAGCCAGTAGAAAATATCAATATGATGTCTGTTATTAATACTGTTGAAAAAATGGTTCCTCATCATATACTTAGCGAAGTCGAAATGATTATGTTTGGCTGGTTTCCGGAGTTTGATGAGCGCGCACTTGAGGCTTACTTTCAAGATGGCACACTATACGTTTCTCATATACAGACTGACGAATTCTCAGTGGTTGAGAATATAGTTCATGAGACCGCCCATGCAGCGGAAGTGGCATATGGATTTGATATATACGGTGATTCAAGGGTGCAAAAAGAATTTGCTAGAAAACGAAGACACTTGCATGATATTCTTTGGAAATCTGGATATAAATTCCCGATATCCTTTTTTACTAATCTAGAATATGATCAAGAATTTGATGAGTTGTTGTATCAGAAAATAGGTTACGATAAATTAAACCAATTGGCTGCCGGATTGTTCATTAACTCATATGCCGCTACATCATTGAGAGAGTATTTTGCAACAGCATTTACAGATTTTTATTTAAATACAAATCACGGATTTCTTCAAAAAGTATCTCCAGAAGTATACAAAAAAATTGTTGAATTACAAGAAATGTAATAATATACTTGACAAAGTAGACTCAAGTGGTTATAATCTAACTTTTAGAGGTGTATATGTCACATATTTCTTATTCTGAACTTAAAGATTGGGCACACTGTCCCTTCTATCACAAACTTACCCGCATCGACGGTATCGATGGTTTCAAAGGCAATGAATATACTGCCTTTGGTTCTGCAATTCACTCTGTTTGTGAAAAGAAATTATTGAATGAAGAAATAAGCGATGACTTTTTTGTTGAGGAATTGAAGAAAAACATCGGTGAGTTAGAAGATATTGAAATTAACGAAAAATTAGTATCGGATATGTTCTCTCAGGGCGAAAAGATTATTCCCGAGATACAAGACGCCCTCGACGACTATTTTGAAGAATACGAAGTACTGGCTGTAGAGATGCCTCTTTATGAGAATATCGACGGCCATGAGAAAGTGTTTAAAGGATATATTGATGCTGTTGTCGCTACCCCTGATGGTAAAATTCATATCTTTGATTGGAAGACGTGTTCGTGGGGCTGGGATAGAAAAAAGCGAAGTGACAAACTTGTCACATACCAACTAACGTTATACAAGCACTTCTTTTGTCAGAAAATGGATGCCAATCCAAAAGACGTAGAAACTCATTTTGCACTACTTAAGCGTACGTCCAAAAACAAGCATGTTGAATTTTTCCGGGTTACAAGTGGCCCCAGAAAAACTGAAAATGCTCTTAAACTTTTAAACATGGCGTTATACAATATTGAAAACAAGCGTTATATTAAGAATCGCTTGTCTTGCACTGCCGGATACGGCTGCAAATTTTACAAAACGGAACATTGTCCGTGAGGAACAAATGAAAAAGAAAAAAATCTTAGTGTTAGCCGATCATCCCCTGTCCCCATCTGGAGTAGGCACACAAACAAAATATTTTATTGAAGCACTTTTAAAGACTGGTAGATACGAGTTTGTCTGCTTGGGAGGTGCCATGAAGCATAATGATTACCGCCCACAACAAGTTGACCCTTGGGGTGATGAGTGGAGGATCTTCCCAGTTGATGGATACGGAACCCAAGAGGTAGTACGTTCAATCTTACGAAAAGAGCGCCCTGATGCTCTATGGTTCATGACTGACCCACGTTTTTATGAGTGGCTTTGGGAAATTGAAAATGAAGTTAGAGCAGTGTGCCCTATGATTTATTATCACGTGTGGGATAATTTCCCGGCACCACACTTTAATGGGCGATGGTATCGTTCGACCGATGAAATTGTTGCTATTTCTAAAGTAACTCACGCTATCGTACAGGAAGTTGCGCCAAGAACTACATCCCATTACATTCCACATGCTGTTCCTGATGTGTTTTTTCATCCGGCGAAGAGCGCCGAGGAACATGCGAATCAGAAGGCTACCAGAGAAAAGATAATAAATACCTCTGTCGAATTCAACAATCCTAAAAAGAAGATTTTCTTCTGGAACAGCAGAAATGCTCGACGGAAGCAAAGTGGCACTCTAATCTGGTGGTTCAAAGAACTACTTGATGAGATTGGCCATGATAAGGCCTGTCTTCTCATGCATACGGATCCAAGAGATCCACACGGCCAAGACTTGCCACATATTCTAGAACATCTAAAACTAACAGATGGTCAGGTATTACTATCATCTTCTAAGGTTAACTCTCAAGATTTGGCTAACATGTACCGTGCCGCTGATTATACGATCGGTATCAGTGACGCCGAAGGCTTTGGCTTATCTACACTGGAATCGTTAACCTGCGGAACTCCGATTATAGTTAACATGACCGGTGGTCTTCAAGAACAAGTTACCGACGGTAATGATTGGTTTGGTTGGGGTATTCAACCAGTTTCAAAAGCAATCATTGGCTCCTTGCAAGTACCGTATATTTATGAAGACAGAATCTCACAAAAAGATTTTAATTCTGTTATGAAAAAGGCTATCAAGTTAACAAAGCCAAAATATGAAAAAATGTCCGCCGCTGGTCTTCAACATATTGCCAACAACTACAGTTTTGAACAGTATGAAAAATCTTGGGTTGGATTAATGGACAATATTATTGAGAAGTATGGTTCATGGGATGAAAGAAAAAACTACGACCGATGGGTACTGATGGAGGTGGCATAATGCGTAGAAGTGTTTTACTAAGAGCGCCAGTTTTGACTCGCTCTGGCTATGGTGAACAATCTAGATTTGCATTGCGTGCATTGCGCTCGCGCGAAGACTTGTTTGATATTTACATTCAGCCGTTGCAGTGGGGTTCAACTAGTTGGATCAACGACGAAGGCGAAGAGAGACAATGGATTGATGCCAAAATTGAAAAGACTATTGAGTATGTACAAGCCGGCGGACAATTTGATATATCATTACAAGTAACTATCCCCAATGAGTGGGAGATGATTGCTGCTAAAAATATTGGATATACGGCCGGTATAGAAACTACTCGTGTTGCTCACCAGTGGCTTGAGAAAGGTAATATGATGGACAATATCATTGTTGTATCTAATCATTCTAAAGAAGTTTACGAAAAAACGTCATATGACGCCACAAACACACAAACCGGAGAAAAGGTTTTACTTAAGTTGACTACCCCAGTTGAAAGTGTCAACTACCCAGTTAAGAATTACGAGGGTATGGCTGCTCTTGAAATGGATTTAGAATACGATTTTAACTTTGTAACTATCGCACAGATGGGCCCAAGAAAGAACCTTGAAAATACAATTAGATGGTTTACAGAAGAATTCCAAGATGAAGAAGTTGGACTCGTAGTTAAGACAAATTACGCAAAAAACTCTCAGATTGATAGAGAGATAGTCCACGGTCGTATTATGCAGATAATGGCTGACTATCCAGAAAGAAAATGCAGGGTCTATATGGTTCACGGTGATATGACAGACCAAGAAATGCACGAAATTTATTTGCACCCTAAAATCAAAGCAGCACTCTCTTTAACTCATGGAGAAGGTTTTGGTCTTCCACTCTTCGAGGCTGCCTATATGGGCACCCCAGTTATTGCAACTGGATGGTCTGGGCAACTTGACTTCTTGTGTAATGAACAAGGAGAAAGAAACTTCTATGATGTTTCGTTTGACTTACAGCCTGTACCAGAACCAGTGGTTTGGGAAGGAGTAATTGTTCAAGACTCGATGTGGGCTTATCCGAGAGAGATATCAGCAAAGCAGCAAATGAGAGAGTGTTATAATGATATTACGTCGGAAACAGAATGCAAGTCTTGCGAATACGCTGAAGAACTAAAAGAAAGGTTTTCTGAAGATAAAATGTTGGCTGCTTTTGTTTCTGCTATGAACGTAGAAACAGATTTTGATGTAGAATCGTGGCTTGAAGATTTAGAAATTGAAGAAGTAGAATGAAAATTATCTTTGTTGCGGACTTCTTCGCCGATCAAGTGCTTGGCGGTGGAGAATTAAATAATGAAGAATTGATAGCCATACTCAGGAACGATGAATATGAAGTCGGCAAGGTTAACAGCCATTTATTAACTGCTGATATTATTAGAGAAAACAAAGACGCAAAGTTTATTATTGCAAATTTTGCTAATTTAGATCCAAAGATAATATCAGAGTTTTATGATTTACATTATATTATCTATGAGCACGATCACAAATACTTAAGCACCCGTAACCCGGGTGTTTTTCCTGATTTTAAAGCACCGCCTGAGCATGTAGTGAATTTAGAGTTTTATCAAAATGCAAAGGCTGTTTTGTGTCAGTCAAAATTTCACACTGAAATTGCCCATATGAATACCGGCTTAGAAAATTTAGTTAACTTGGGTGGCAACATTTGGGAAATTAACACATTAGAATTTTTGAAAACCATGGCTAATACTGAAAAGCAGGACAGTTATGCAATTATGGATTCTACCATTAGTCATAAAAATACAGGCGCCGCAATAAAATATTGTAAACACAAAGGATATGATTACAATTTAATTTCTAGTCAAGTTTATGAAACGTTTCTTATGATGATGAGCAAGAATAAATCACTAGTGTTTATTCCACAGACTCCAGAAACTCTCTCAAGAGTGATTGTAGAGGCTCGTATGATGAATATGGGGGTTATCACCAATAAGATGATAGGAGCCGCCAGCGAGCCTTGGTACGCTCTTAAAGGGCATGAATTGATTGGAGTGATGATGCAAAAGAGAACAGATATCACAAATACCGTATTGGAGCACTTAAAATGAAAGTATATTGCATTCAATATTCCGCCCATGCTGGCAAATGGATTTATGATGGATATAGGTCTGCTTGGCATGATAGAGGCTATGATTTGGTTGGTGAACATGAAAACTTTAAAATTATACTCGAATCTGGCCACAGTGGCTACTTTGCTGAATACCCAAAAACGGAAGAGGCGTTGTCTGAGGATTACATTATAATGACAACTGCTGACGTTATCTGTGGGAATGCTGATTCATGGCGAGCAGTTGAGAAATCACACAAAACTTTTGTTTTTGTTCAACCAAAAACTTTTCCTGATCCTTGGGGTCGCCATCCAAACTTTTATTGTTCTGCTAACGAGGAGGGCATTGAACTCTTAAATAAAATGGACAACGTTATTTTATGGACTTTTGCAAAAGTTGTGCCTGAATATTACTCTCAATGGAATACGAAAATAAACACTGTACCCTTGGGTTTTGATTCAATTAATTATACCCCCCAAGTCGCAGAAAAATATAAACAGTTTGATATATCTTTTGTTGGCGGGTGGGCGAATAACGGCTTTAATGAAAAAAGAAAGATTATCATTGATATATTTTCAAAGTTTAAATATTCTGGATTAAAGTGCGGCTTTTTTGTAAACAAGAACTTAACTAGACAACAAGAATGTGATCTGTTAGCAAATAGTAGAATGACACTTAATATTCATGACGCATACCAGAGAGTCCTCGGCTTAGATACTAACGAGAGAACTTTTAAATCTTTGGGCTTAAACGGACTGATGATTTCTGACACTGTGCAGCATTTAAATGAAATATTCCCTGATGTAAAAACTTCTTCGGAACCACAAGAGTTAGTTAATATTACAAAAGAAATTTTATCCTTGACACAGTCTGAAATTGATGTTATAAAAGAAAAGAACAAGCAAGAAATTATGGACAACCATTGTTACACCAATAGAGTTGACCAACTAACGTCATTATGAAGCCAAAAGTATCAATAATTATTCCGTGCTATAACTCAGAAAAATGGGTTGAAGAATGTGTTTTATCAGCGCTAACACAGAATTATGAAAATATTGAAGTAATCGCAGTAGATAACGAAAGCACCGACTCAACCGTTGAGATACTTGAAAATATTAAGAAAGAATATCCTGAGTTAGTACTGTCTTCAGCGAATAACATTTATCCTAATTGTTGGGATGAAGCCCGATCAGAGGGTTATAGGTTGATGACTGGCGACTACATGACTGTTATTGGTTCCGATGATATGATTGAGACAGAATACGTTAGCAATTGTATGAGAATTATGTTACAGGCGCCAGATAAAATCAAAGCATTGCAAAGCCCTGCGGTTGGTTTTAAGACTAGCGGTGAAACAAAAGTAAAGACTGGCTTGATAACGTACGCGTACAGTTCAAGAAAACAGTTTATGATTGAATCTTTGGAGCGCTGTGTTGTGAATTCGCCATCTGTTGTATATAAGTCTTCGCTTTATTACGACGGGTTACTAAAAACAAAACCAGAGAAGTATGGCGGCGCCGCCGATTACGATTTATATTGTAGTCTGGCCGATAATGATGTATTTATATACCCATCACCGGTTTGGTTAGGCTTTTGTTACAGGTGGCATGATGAGCAGGCAACATGGAAAGTACACAAAGAAGGAATCAATTACGACAAAATGATTCAAGATTTTTGGAGAGAGAAGTGGAAAGACGAGATCTAATAGAAAGAATAGTTGATATTGCATTTGATAATAAACTTTCACATTTGGGAAGTTATTTTTCTAGTGTTGGCATTATCGATGATATTTTCAAAAACAAGGATAAAGACGACATCTTCATTCTTTCTTCTGGTCACTGCGCTGTCGCACTATACGTTGTACTTGAGAAGTATTTAAATCACGATGCATCGCACTTATTCCTCAAGCATGGTGGTCACCCTCACCGATGTGAAGAGGACGACCTTTACTGCTCCACGGGCAGTCTAGGCATGGGTATTACTGTCGCGGTTGGTAGAGCAGTCGCAAATCCTGATCGGACTGTGCATTGTTTGATTAGTGACGGGGAGTGCCATGAAGGGAGTGTATGGGAAGCGCTGAAATACATTTACGAAAATAATCTTAAAAATATTAAGATATATGTCAATGTAAATGGATATTGTGCGTATGACACAGTTGATACCCGGTACTTGGTTGAAAGACTTAAAGCGTTTCTCCCTGACATCAACATTATTTATACTGACGTCGGCACCTTTCCTTTTCTTAGAGGATTGAATGCACATTACCATGTGATGAGTCCAAAAGATTATGCACTTGCAAAAAGGATCCTGAAAAATGAGACGTGATTTTGCGGAAAGGCTCCATTCAGAGATGGGGCAAAATAAAGATATTTATTTGCTTACTGGAGATTTAGGTTATGGTCTGTGGGACCGAATTAGAATAGACTATCAAGATAGATTTTTTAATGTAGGCTCATCAGAGCAACTTATGTTGGGTATGGCTAGTGGGCTGGCAATGGAAGGCAAAATTCCAGTTGTTTATTCAATTACTCCTTTTGTTATCTACAGGCCGTTTGAGTTTATTCGCAATTATGTGGACCATGAAAAACTGCCAGTTAAATTGATAGGTGGTGGTCGAGATAGAGATTATGGATATCTAGGCTTCTCTCACTGGGCTGAAGAAGACAGAGACATTATGGGTAATTTTAAAAACATTAAAATGTTACATCCACAGGATACAGAACACTTGGATAAAGACTTTCATTTCATCATGGATCGTGAAACTCCAGTCTATATGAATCTTAAAAGATGAAGATACTTTTAGTCGCCAATAAAACATATCGTGGCTTACCGGATAGTTTGTGCTGGTACTTTTATGAGCCTCTTAAAAAGTTGGGTCATGACGTATATTTTTACGATACAGTTGCTGGAGAGCAAAGAGGATTCAGTGCAGTTATTGAAACCTACAAGCCCGATCTGATTTTTTGCATTATGACCGGCTCCCCAGACATAGGGCCTCATGAGCCATGGCGAGAAATATTAAATGAGACTAAGTCAGGTAGAACAAAAACTTTTAATTGGTTTTGCGATGATACATGGCGCTTTGAAAAGTGGTCTTCGATAATATGCCCTATATTCACAGTATGCTCGACTCCTGAGCCGAGTCATTTAGAAAAATACCGACAGGCTGGGTATGATAACATTGTCCTTGGCAATTGGCATGCCGATTCGGAATGTTTTCCAAAAGTTAATTTTGCTGATAAACCTGTCGACCTGTCTTTTATTGGAACTCCTAACCCGTACAGAAAGAGTTTTTTTGATAGCAGCGACGTCAATGTAGAATACTTTTTTGGGCTGTCGCAGGAAGAATTATTTCAGACATACTCAAACAGTAAGATTAGTGTTAATTTGTCAATTAATCACAATGATCCACAAAGAAAAACTCAAATGAAACAGAGAATATTTGAAGTACCTGCCGGCCGCGGTATGCTCATGACCCAATATCACAAAGGCATTGAGCAGTATTTCGAAATAAATAAAGAGATATTTACTTTTCAATGTTCAAAAGAGTTTTCAGAAAAGATAAAATTTCTTATGAGTAAGCCTAAAATAGTAGAAAAAGTTTCGTCAGCAGGCTATAATAGATTTATTAAAGAACACGATTCTCAAATTAGATTATCAAATGTTCTTGACAAGGTTATGAAAATATGAGCACAAGCATCTTAATTACTGGTGGAAAAGGATTCCTTGCTAGAGAATTGATTAGGTACTTTTCGAATTCTAAGAATCATTACAATATAATTGTTACAGATAGAAGCACATTAAACCCAACCGTGGACTCGCAGGTGAAAAAACTGCTAGAAGAGATTGACATCGACTTTGTGATCCATACTGCAGTCAAGGGCGGTAAACGTAATGACCAAGAAAAAATAAGCAATTTATTTGAAAACATATCAATGTTCAATAATTTGTCTAACCATTCTGATAAATATAAGTTAATGTTTAACTTTGGTTCTGGTGCTGAGTTTGATAGAAGGTATCCAATTCGCAGACTGACTGAAGAAAACGTGTATAACAGAACACCGCAAGATTATTACGGTCTAGCGAAAAACATGATTACAAGAAGAGTTCTCGAACTAGATAAAAACATAATCAACATGAGACTGTTTGGTTGTTTTGGCCCTTTTGAAGAAGAACAAAGGTTGTTTAAAGCAACGTATAACAAACTACAAGCAGACCAACAACCAGTAATCTTTCAAGATCGCGAAATGGATTTCTTTTATTCTCAAGATGTTGGAGCAGTTATTGAGCATTATATATTGAATTATGATAAACCGCTACCTAAAGATATTAACTTATGTTATAATCAAAAATATAACATAAGTGATTTGGTCAGTCAGTTGAAGGTATTGACAAACTCTCCATCGGGTGTTATAATTGAAAGTCCGGGCACCGCGCCGGCATACAGCGGTCATAGTTTTAAGTTAGACCAACTAAAAATAGATTTTAAAGGATTAGAAAGAGGATTAGAAGAATGTCTGAAAAATTGGAACAAATCTTAGATCTTGTATCTGAGTATATAAACGATAAAAATGATGATTGGGACAGTGAAAACGATTGGGTATCGTATTCAGGCCCGCATTTTAGTGATAAAGAATACAGAGCAGCCATTGAAGTTCTGCTTGATGGGTGGTTAATCTTCGGCAAGAACGCTAGAGATTTTGAAAAAGCATTCCCTGAACATTTAGGTATGCGGCATGGTTCGCTGACTAACTCCGGTAGTTCCGCAAACCTGCTAGCAGTTACAGCGCTGAAGGCCAAGAGCGGCTTTGGTTTGCCGCCGGGATCAAAAATCATTACACCGGTAGTTTGTTTTCCAACAACTGTAAACCCTATTATTCAAAATGGTTTTAAACCAGTTTTTGTTGATGTAACTCTACCGGATGTTAACTTAGACTTGGATGAAGTCGAGAGAATCCTTGAGGAAGATCCAGAAATCCGCGGCATTATGTTCGCTCATGTTTTGGGCAACCCACCGGATATGGATCGCTTGATGGCTTTAATTAAAAAGTACGACTTGGTATTTGTTGAAGATGCTTGCGATGCTCTAGGTGGCACTTACGATGGTAAGAAACTTGGCTCTTTTGGAGACATTTCGACATGCTCTTTCTTCCCCGCACACCATATGACTATGGGAGAAGGTGGCTTTGTTGCCACCAAGAAAGCAAAGATTCGTAAAGCAGTCGCAAGTATTCGTGACTGGGGCCGTGCTTGCTATTGTAATACGCTCAAGCCGGGGAATGTTATCAGCGGCACTGCATGCGGTAAAAGGCACTCCAACTGGCTAACAGGCATGCCAAACGCCATCTATGACCATCGCTATGTGTTTGACGAGATTGGGTACAACCTAAAGCCACTAGATTTACAAGCAGCAATGGGTCTGCAACAGTTGGAGAAGTTACCAGAACTTGACGCCGCTCGACGACGCAACTTCCAAAGGATGACTGAAATCTTCGAGCCGTATGCTGAGTATATGCACTTGCCAAAAGCAACTGAAAAATCAGACCCATGCTGGTTTGCCTATTTAATGACCGTGAAAGATGACGCGCCATTCAAGCGCCATCAACTCGTTGCTCACCTTGAAAGCAATCGTATTCAAACACGTTCATACTTCGCCGGTAACATTCTTGCTCACCCCGGGTACCAAGAACTAGCAGCAGAGTATGGCAATATCAGAGAAACATTCCCAGTTGCCTCGTATGTCACATTAAACTCTTTTTTCTTGGGAACATTTATTGGCTTGACTGAAGAAAAGATGGATTATATCCAACAAGTTGTTGATGATTTCTTCAAGGATATGAAGTGAAGTTAGTGTACGTAACAGGGTGTCTTGGTTTTATTGGTTCATACGTAACCAGAAAGTGTCTTGAACGCGGCTGGAGAGTATATGGCATAGACAAAGAAACTTATGTTGCTAACACTACACTTCTGCAAGAGTTTTTGGCTGATGATAATTTTGAATACTTAAACGTAGACATCAAAGACTTAGAACACCTGTATGATTGTGACTATGTGATCAATACTGCTGCTGAATCTCATGTGGGAAACAGTATTATTAGTAGTAAAGAGTTTATTGATAGTAACATTGTTGGTGTCCAGAATCTGCTTGATCTTATCAAGAACAAACCAATTAACTGTAATCGTCGACCAATATTCTTTCACTTTAGTACAGATGAAGTATATGGGGATATTGTTGATGGTGAGCATGTAGAAACTGACTTGCTGCACCCTAGTAATCCATATTCTGCTGCAAAAGCCGCTGCAGACATGCTTGTAATGGCATGGTCGCGAACTTACGATTTAGAATACATTCTTCTGCGACCAACAAACAATTATGGCATCGGCCAATATCCCGAAAAACTTATTCCATTATCTGTAAAAAATTTACGAAGAGATAAGAAGATTCGTCTTCACAATGCCGGTGCACCGGTTCGCAATTGGTTACATGCCGATGATACAGCAGAAGCAGTAATGTCGATTATCGACTCTGGTAAAGTTAATGAAATTTACAATGTCGCCGGCGGCTTTGAACAGAAAAACATCAACACTGTATTAAAAGTCATTGACAGTTATCACGAAGGTGATTATAATTGGCAAGATTACGTTGATTTTACATATTCTCGCGAAGGACAGGACGTCAGATACGCCCTGAATGACGACAAATTGAGATCCCTTGGTTGGAAGCCAAAGAGAAAGTTTGATGATGAGATCGATAGTATAGTTGAATACTACAAACAAAACTTTATATGGTGATATAGTGTCTGACAAGTGGTACGAAGGTTTAAGAAAGAGCATTATTGGAATACCGCTTTCTAATGATGCTCCGCCATGGCAATCATCTCCCCCTACACCTGAGAGCCAACTAAACGATTTAGGAAGCCGCGGCCCCTTTGTGGACGGTTTTAGAGATTACGTACAAGACGATGAGTTTGCCAAACTTGTAGAAGGCAAAAGAGTCGCTTATGTATGCCCGTCGCCGCATCTTAGAGGCATGAAGATGGGAGAATATATTGATTCGTTTGACTTAGTGGTCAGAGTTAACCAAGCGTATCACATGCTAGAAGATGATTGGGAAGACTATGGAAAGCGGACTGATATTCTAATAAACTGCCTTAACATCATAAAAATAAACGCTCTTCGTCGTAACATGGAGTATGCTCGTTCACTAAAATATATTGTATGTCCCATGGTTTCTATGTGGGATATAGGACGCGTCAATACTTTTTTGGATGAAGTCGGGACACCTTGGCATAATGTTAGTGATGGATATCTATTCAAAGTATTTAAAGAAGTTGGCACGACATGTAACACCGGCCTGATGGGCATCATTGACCTGCTTAACTACAATCCAAAAGAGTTGTATGTTACAGGGATGACTTTTTTTAACATGAACAATTTTGGTCAAGTTTACAACAACAACTACCACGCCGAGGCATTAAAAAACGGCAATTTCAAAGAGTCCTCTACCAAAATACCCAATTTTTCTGACCTGAGAATAGACATTCATCAACAGGTACCGCAAATAAAATATTTTCATAAAATGATATATTTTCACTATGGTGCACCATTAACTTTGGATGAGTATCTCGAAGAAAATTTTAAGAAAACAATCGATAAGGCAAAAAACAAATGAAAACTGTAGCAATGATTCCTGCTCGTATGGGCAGCACCAGAATCCCAAAGAAAAATATACGACTGTTAAATGGCGTCCCAATGATAAGTTATATAATTAGAGCAGCAAAAGCAGCCAACTGCTTTGATGAGATTTATGTTAATTCTGAGTCAGACCTGCTTGGTAAGATTGCTGTTGAGGAGGGGGTTAAATTCTACAAGAGACCTGAAAGGCTTTCAACTAACAGTGCTACGAATGATGAGTTTACCGCGGACTTTATGAGTAACATCGAGTGTGATGTTCTAATTCAGTTATTGCCAACCTCTCCTTTCATTTCAAAAGATGATATTCAAAGTTTTACAAGCAAAATGATTGATGATAATTTAGACACTCTTATATCCGTGACTAACCAGCAAATTGAGTGCGTATACGACGGAAGTCCAATCAATTTTGATCAGAAGAAATTATCCCCACCTTCACAGGATTTAACACCAATCCAGCCATATGCATGCGGATTGATGGGTTGGAGAACAACAAATTATATGAAAAACATGAAGCAGTACGAATGCGGATATCATGGTGGTGATGGTAATATCGGTTTCTATGTTCTTGGTGGCTTTGCAATTGTTGATGTAGACAACGAAGAAGATTTTCAATTAGCAGAGGTTGTAGCCCGTTCTCTAGCGTCAGAACAGTACGCTCCGCAGTATTACGGAGAGGAGCACTCAGAAGTTGATGTGCCATCAATTTTGGTCAAAGATGGCGTTATGCACAACAACTTGCATGATGCAAACAAAGAGATTGTTAGTGTTAACGACATTAGAGCGTCTTTCGACAGCAGCACATCGTGGAGCCACAGAGTGGTCAATACTGAAAACAACAGCGCCACCATCATTCACCAACAGCCCGGACAAGGTAACCGCCGTCACTACCACCCAGATTGGAACGAGTGGTGGTTCATTATTGATGGAGAATGGATCTGGGAGATTGCGGGTGAAAAGAAATTAATCAAGAAAGATGATGTTGTATTTATTCAAAAGGGTGTAGTGCACAGGATCGAGGCCACTGGAGACAAACCAGCAATCAGACTCGCCGTCAGTAGGGAAGATGTTGCACACGTATACCCAGACGGCGAGCACACAAATGAAGATTGATTTTAACAATAAAAAAGTTCTTGTCACAGGCGGCACTAGAGGCATCGGTAGGCAGATCGCCGAAGACATGTTAAAACTTGGTGCCGATGTTACCATCACAGGCCGCGCGCGCGAAGTTGATTTCATGGGCGTAGAACACATACAGGTTGACTTCTTGGATGACAACGATACAAATAGATTTATTGAACAAATTTCAAACCGAACATACGATGTGTGCGTAAATAACGCTGGCATAAATAAGATTGACTCGTTATGTGATATTGGGCGAGAGGATTGGGACAACATTATGAAAGTAAATTTAACTACCCCCTTTCTGATACAGCAGGCAGTTGCTAGTAATATGATTAAGCAACGTCATGGCAAGATAGTGAATATATCTTCTATATGGGGCTCTATTAGCATTTCTAAGCGTGCTTGCTACTCCACTAGTAAGTTTGGTCTACGAGGCCTTACGCTGGCTTCAGCAGCCGAATTAGCGCAATTCAATGTACTTGTCAACACAGTCTCTCCCGGTTTTACGCTGACTGACTTAACTAGGCAAGTGTTGGGGCCTGAAAAAATGCAAGAAATATCACAAGACATCCCTATGGGCCGCATGGCTGAACCAAATGAAATTTCTAAGACTGTATTATTTATGGCAAGTGATTTAAATTCTTACATCTCTGGACAAAACATAATCGTTGATGGGGGGTTTGTAAATGTTTGATCCTCACTTTTGGATGCCTGAGTCTGTTAACGCCCTCGCGCCGGGAACCGATACGTTGTTCATGTTTATCTTGTGGGTCTCTGTTATTTCCATGGCCATAGTCTGTGGCGCTATGGTTTATCTGGCTGTACGCTACAGGGCCTCGTCGGATGTTAACCGTGACAACCCCCCAGAGGATCACCTTGGACTTGAGGTTACGTGGACTCTAATTCCGACAATTATTTTGATGATTATTTTCTATTGGGGCGCCCATGATTATGTTCACATGTCGGTACCTAAAGCAGATGCAATGGAAATTAGAGTTATGGGGCAAAAGTGGTTTTGGACGT